GAGATGGATTATGATGCTTATCATTTAAGATTAATTGGTGATGGGATAGGTTATAAATTTCCCAAAGGTTCGGTTCATAAACACATGGCTAAGTTTTATGGTGTAGGTTATGAGGAAAGTAAGGGGCTGTCATTTCAGTATTTATATGGTCATATACCAGATGATGTGTTAAGAAAGAATCCATTTTTTAAAAAGGTTCAAGTATATATAGATAGCCTCTGGAATGATTATAAAACAACAAATTTCATCAAATCAGATATTTATAATAAGACAATAAGAAAAGAAAATCTGTCCGATATGAATAAGAACAAGCTTTTTAACTATCTTATTCAATTGACAGAAACGGAAAGCAATATGAGGATGCTTACAGAACTTATACCTGAGGTAGATAAGTATAAGAGCAAATTAATTCTGTATAGCTATGACTCATTTTTGTTTGACTTTTATATGCCAGATGGGTTAAATTTTCTATATAAAATGAAGGGAATAATTGAACAAAATGGTAAGTTTCCTGTAAAAGTGGGTAAAGGGTGGAATTACCATAAAATGAAGGATATAACGAGGAAATTTAAATGATAACAGATAAGAGAAAAATATTAATAGAATGGGCATATCGTACTCGAGACGGTAAACCTAATCCTAAAAGTATGGCTCATCAAATAATACTTGAAGGCGTATTGAAAGATTTTGGTTGGGGTGTAGAAGAAAGAAATGAGCTTTTAAAAAATTTACAAGAAGATAGTCCTGGCGTATGGGTTGGTATGACTAAAGATGGTAACAAAAGGTACTTTAAAGATAAAGAGTCATTACAGAGAGCATTGAAAAGGGGTAGTGTTACACCTGCAGATAAAAAAGATGATGATGAAGTAGATAGAGATGCTGGCAAACCAAAGGATACTGATTTTTTTGATAGGGGATTGGATAAAGAAAAGGAAGATGAACCAAGGGGTGATAAAGAAGAACCCGAAGAAAAAGGTGTGGTTGCTGGAGCTCCTAACGAGGGTGATAATCAAGTTAAAAACGATATGTTTAAATATGGTTATAAAGGATACGAAAAAGCTACAGGCTCTAAGCCAGCACCAGGAGGAGCCGGTTCTGCTTTCAACGAGATAATGTCAGGTGAGGGTGTTCATATATTAGAAGAAAATTCAGATATGACAGAAGAAGAGTTGGCTAGACAATTATATGAAAGAAGCAAAGATACTAAATTAGGTGAAGAGCAAAAATCAACAGTAGGTATAGGCAAAAAAGATACGCCTGATGATATTGAAAATTCAGATCTTTGGTCAAAATGCTTAGTATCAGCTAGGTCTGCTAAAAAGAAATTTGAAAGAACACAAACACGAGTTAAAAGATTACAAGAAGATGGAAAATTTGGAGAACCACAAAAAACTTCAACTTTTTATGGAGCTCAAAGTTCAATAGATGCTCAAGTAAGAATGGTAGAAAATGCAAATAAAGTTCTTTTACCAAATGGTCAAGAAGTTAAAAAAGAGGATGCAATAGCATTTATTCAAGCTGGTGGTGGTGGAATGAACCCATCCGATACCGCGACTTTTGTGGAAGATGATAATGGAAATTTATTAATACAATTTCATTCTGATAAAACCACTACCAATGATATACAAGACAACTCTACTTTAATACAAGAGGGAGAAAATTATAAAGATTACATAGAACAATCAAATTTATCAAATCAAAATAAAGAAGAAGCAAATAATATTGTCGATGATTATTCAAATCAAATTTCTGAAATAGAAGAAAATTATAATGACCAAGCAACGCCAATAGCACGAAGGTTAACTGAATTGCCAATTGAAGATCAAATACAAGTTATAGAGGATGATGCGGGAACTATAAGAGAGAATATAGATGTGGCTATTTTTGGAAAAGGTGGTAAATTAAAAAAACAATTTGAAGATTATTTACCAGCTGGAAAAAATCCTGAGGATTTGACATTACAAGAAAAATATGAAATGATTAGAAAGTTGGTTAGTGATGGAAAGGGTAAAGGTAACGAAACAAAAGTAGTCAATAAAGTGGGACTAGGATTGCAGAAGAAAGATTCTAGTATTGAGGGTATAGATGTAAAGAAAAATTTATCAGAACAAAGAGAAAAGGTTGTTTCTTTACAGAGAGAAAGAATCAATAAACTTGATGAATTAGAGCAGGGACTTGGAACAAAAATGGAGGCTAATGAAGCGTCAAGAGCTTTTCATTTAAGTATGATGGATTACCCACCAAAAAATTATGAGGAAGGAAATATTAGTAGTATAATGGGAACTGCTTTAGATGTGAATATGGGTGGTAATATAGTTGATGGAGAAGTTTTACGTGAATGTTTGGGTGTTGAAAATACAAAAGAGTTCAAAGGAGAGTTTGAACTTGAAGAATCAGATGAATTACAATATGATAAACAAGGAAATGTCACAGGAAAAAGAGTATTTACATATGTGGTTGATAAAGAGGGAAGAAGAACGAAAATAGGTTACAAAACTTATCGTTCCAAATCAGGAGCAGCTGGAAAAACAAATAATACAATGTCGTATAGTTTAGAAATGCAGAAATGCTTTAAGAGTAAAAATTAATGAAAACCCAACTACTCTGCACATTCGCCACACGCTCTCGTCTAGATGATATATTAGAACTTATCATAGAGTGTAATGATATTCTATATGATAAAATATATGTCTTTGAGAATATGAAGGATCATTCTCAATTGATTTGTACATATAATGTAGAGTATGATGAGGAAAATTATCCTGAAGATATACCAAATACTATTTCACTTCATCGGAAGAAACAGAGCAACACACTATACACAATAAATGCACTCAATGAAGTTATTAGAGAGTTAAATAATAATGTGTTAGATAAGAGATTCCCTATTCCGTGGGAACAATATCAGAACTCTTTGTTGTTAACCAACGATGCTGGACTAAATAAAATACCAACAAAAATACATAAAATTATTAACACAAAAGATTAAAAAAAAATTGTATTTTGGCGAAAAGCTAGATACTTATTATTAAATGGTTACTATGGTAACTAACAAATGAATATTAAACAATAAGGAGAATAACAAATGGATATTAATTCTATTCGTAAGCGTCTTAATCAACTTCAAACAACAAACAATAGGACTTCAAACCTATGGAAACCACAACCAGGTAAACAGGTAATTCGTGTTTTGCCATATAAGCATAATAAGGATAATCCTTTTATTGAGTTGTTTTTTCACTTTGGTTTGAATAATAAAACCTACCTATCACCAATCACATATGGTCGTCCTGATCCAATCGAAGAGTTTGCTCAAAAACTTAAAACGAGTGGCAATCGCGAGGAATACCAAATGGCTCGTAAATTGGAAGCTAAAATGAGAACTTTTGCTCCAGTTATCGTTCGTGGTGAAGAGGCTCAAGGTGTTCGTTTTTGGGGTTTCGGTAAGACTGTCTATCAAGAACTACTTTCTGTAATTGCAGATCCAGACTATGGTGATATAACAGATGCTGTAAGCGGACGTGACATATCAGTAGAGTTTATTACTGCTGAAGAAAGTGGGGCTTCTTTTCCAAAAACTACAATTCGTGTTAAACCTAATCAAACTCCGATCTCAGAGGATAAGGCACAATTGGAAGGTTTGTTGGAAAATCAAAAAGACATTAATGAATTGTATCAGGAACTCTCATATGAAGAGCTCACAGATGTACTGAATCAATGGTTGAATCCTGAAGCGTCAGATGATGACACTAAGGATGAAACTGCTCCAGTAGCAGCCGTTGCTGCGGCAAATACTGTTGAAGATGCTAGTGCAGCATTTGATGATCTTTTCAATAAGTAAATAAAGTGTGGTGGGTAGTATCCTACAGAATTAAGCGATGAGAAGGCTGTGTTTGTACGCCTAACTACCCACTATTTAATTAGGAGATTTAAATGTCAGTTAAAGATGACTTGGCTGGAGTTCTCGCCGACTCCCTAAATAAAAAATTCAAAGATTATAAGGTTGCATATTTTTTAGATGGTGGCACACCAACACCAACGGATATAAAAGAATTTATCTCTACAGGTTCAACAATGTTAGACTTAGCAATTTCA